CGCCTTCCTATGCTACCGTGTGGGAACCTCTGCACAGGTATTTGAAACAGGGTCTAATTTCTCAAGCGGCACAGGGACCGCAACTATCCCATTTACAGACTTTGGCTCAGACCGAGATAGGTCTATCGCCTTTGGATGTTACTGTCGGGCCACTACATCGGGTGGAACCCTGTCCTATGCTTGGAATATTGTTGAGGACTCAGCCTTCCCTACGGGCTCCCTTCAAATCTCCCCTCCCTCCTACAACAACCAGCAAGATAATATCACCGTTGATGTTCCATCACCTCCTACCGGTCAGCCCGATACCTCCACAGGAATAGGACCATTCATCTTATTTTCATCGGCTCCTTCGTTATCAGATGCGGGAACATATACCATCAAATGCACGGCAACCGACAGCAACGGAAGTACCGCCTCAGATGAAATAGAGGTCACGATGACCTTCGGATGATACTATGCCTCAAATTATTAATTATCTCAAATCGTATTGGTCCCGTCGTTGGGGCCACATAATAGACAGCGATATTATCACAGATGTTGAATGCTCCACTTGTGAAACCATCTTCCCTCCCCACACATACGCACAGGCTAAGGCGTTTGATTCAACGGTCTATGATTGCGACTGTTTATAGCACTGAGGAAAGGGGGCAAATCATGGTGAGTGAAACGGGGGTATGGGCCCTCGATGAAGCCAAAGAGATGCACGGCGACAGCGAAAAACTCGCTCATAGATTGGCGTCATTTTTCCCTCTTGGAATTCCTGTAATAGATGCAGGATGCGGCATAGGAAACTATGCGAGAATTCTTGAGGAACAGGGTTTCAATGTAACCGGTATAGAAGGGACGAAGGGGATTGAAAAAATCGCCGTTTGTTCTACCATACATCAACAGGACCTTACTCTTCCCTTGAATTACCCTCCATCATCGGTTCTATGCCTTGAGGTTGGGGAACACATTCCACAAAAATACGAGCAACAATTCTTGGAAAACCTCAACAATATGTGCGACCGGCGCCTCATTCTATCGTGGGCCATTCCGGGGCAGGGAGGACACTATCATGTGAATGAGAAGACGAACGAGTACATCATCAAGAGAATGGAGGGCTTTGGACTCTATCTTCATCATACTGATACTGCCGCACTCCGAGAGGATATTGAAGACGAGTTTTGGTGGTTCAAACACAGCCTTATGGTATTTGATAGAGGACCCAAGATAGGGTTAGCCATGATTGTGAAGGACGAATCAAAGACCATTGAGAGGTCGGTTTCTTCTGCACTGCCCTTTATTGACTGTGCGGTTATTAATCACTCGGGGACGACTGATGATACCGTCGAAATAGGAACGAGAGTTTTCGGGGAGGTACCTAATGAATGGATAGAGCCGGAATGGAAGGGGGCCGCTGATGCCTATAATCTCTGTATCAACAGGCTTCGTCAATTGGGGTGCCATTGGATTATCAGATTGGATGCCGACCAAGAAATCAGTGGTGAATTACCATCGTTTGAAAGATTCTGTGATATTGAGGGAATCAGTATTCCTGTGATGGATGAAGACGGAGGTTTTACTTGTTCACGCCCGTTCGTCTTTCGACCCACAGCACGATATCGAGGTGTTAGGCATGAGGGCCTGTGGTGTAATGGAGTATGGAATGATGACTCCTTGAGAATCCTTCATCACAATGATAGTGGCGCGAGGCCACGCACCTTAGACACCTATCTCTCTGATTTTAACGCCATGCAACACGAATACGCCGCCGAAGAAGACGAGGGCCTAACTCGACGGTACACCTTCTACATGGCCCAATCACTCAAGGATGGGGAGAAGAAGGAAGAGGCAGTATTATGGTACAAAGCGAGAACATTGATGGGTGGTTACGAAGAAGAGGTCGCTATCGCGCACAAGGAGATAGCCTACATTCTCAACACGATAGAGGCATGGATTAACGCATTGAGGCAGGTGACTCACAGACCCGATGTGGCTTTTGGAGCATTGAAATTCGCTCTTTCTCAGAGTCCCGAAAACCAACGACTCATTCTTGACCACATTGACTGCACTAAATGGCAACGACGAGTCATGTTTCAAGACGACTCATTTCATTGGAAGGCCCTTGAAATGCTCGGTATTATTCACTTCCGAATCGGTGAAACAGATGAAGCCTTGAAAATTTGGACTGGACTTTCAACATGGACTGAAATTCCCACCGAGGACCTTGAGCGAATTGGCTCTTGCATACAGATGATTTAACCGACACTAATCCACCTCTGATTTTGTGATAGCCGAATCCTTCAAAGACAACCTCATTATTCTATGTATTTGCATCCTCCTTCCATTGACTACAATAGGACCCACAATATCTATCGGAGTAATAAATCCAACGAAGTGTTATATTACGGAGGGAGAAATAGTCGGGAAGGATATTGAAGAGGGTAAATTTGTACTATATGTGAGATTAGATTACAATGCGGAGAATTTAGGGTATCGTGTTTATGTAACTCCGGCAACCTACGAAGAGTATGAAGAGGGGGCGACCTTTGCTGAACGCACCTGTGACCTTATCGAATACGAGGAAATCCAACAGATACTTGACGAGTTGTTAGCATGGGGATTGATGGAGGAAATGTAATGAGAGGCGGAAAAATCGTATATCAACCACCGGAGAAATCCTATACCAACATAAACATTGAAGAAACACCCCACGGCTACATGATTTATCGCAAGGGGGCTGAAAGGCCATTCACCGTTATACCACACTCGGCCATGAAGCAAATCATTTACGATAGGGAGGATGAAAGATAATGGAGATACAGGGAGTTGAATTAGAGATATGGCTTGGTTTATTGACCGCTGTTTTGGCATTTGGGATTTGGGCTTTGAGGCGCTATCAAGCAGTACAGGCTGATGGCAAGATTACTCTTGACGAGGTTATTACGACCATAGACGAATCCGAGGAATTTATTGACGACATAGTTGACGAAGCCGAAAAGGTAGTAAGCGCCCGCAAATGTAGTATCTGTGGCGAAACGGGGCATGACCGGAGGAAGTGTCCTCAAAATGAGTGACCTACAAGTCGTCAAAGTGAGGCTCGATACTGTCGAGTCTAAGGTTGATAAACACGAAGAGATTCTTGAACGGTTGGCGGACCAGCACGGAGAAATGCAGATTGGAATTGCAGAGGTCGCCACGGAGGTTCGGATGACTAATAAGTTGTTGGAGAGGTTTATGACTTCACAACAGAAAATAGTCATGGCATTAATTGGGCTTGTTGGGGCTGTTGTTGTGGGGGCTAACTATGTCGTTGGGTGAGCCTCGTGCCGAGTGTTGATGACCGATTGTATGATATCGCCCTCCGACTTCATCGTGTGGAAACTCGGTTGAAAACCGCAGAATGGTTGGACCTTGACCGTCCGAACCTTGAAAAGACGCTCGGTGCCTTGAAGAAACGACAGGAGCGGATGCTATTACTATGGTTCGGTATATTTATGGCGGTGTTGAAAGATGACCTACTACTGTTCTTCGGCTGATGTTGGAATGCGTCTTGGGCTGAATAGCGCCCAGCGAGATGCGGCCTCCACACGAATTACATCGGCAATTTTGAGGGCCGCTATCGAGATTGACCAAACCTTCCGAGATTATGGCCGAGATACCCCCTCCAAAAGCATAGCAGAAACGACGCTGAACGGCTCCATTTCTGCCGGTGCTACCACGATAACCCTAACCGACGGTTCGACCTTCAATAGCGCCGCAAATGGTGATATAGACGGTGATTCGTTCGCATGGACGGGGAGAAGTACCAATGACCTCACAGGATGCACCGGAATTAGTGCCGACCACGCTACGGGAGTAACCGTTTCGGAGGGTGAAATGGCTCATATTCTGAGGCAGATTTGCGCTGATTTAGCAGGAGCGATTTATTACGAGGACGAATCTACTTTCCAAACAGGGGTACCCGTAGGTGGAATGAGAGGAACCATGCTTCGTGAGAAAGGGACTCAACACCTCCTTCGATTGGCCCATCTTGGTTCGGTTGATTGAGGGATTCTATGGTCAAATTCATTTATAAGCGGCGACCCCGGGAGCCTCCCGCCCCAAAAAGGGTGTCTTCTACCCCTACAATTTCCTTCCTTACATATCCCGATATGGATAAGACAGTACGAGGAATGGCTACTGAGTTGGGGGATGAAGCAGTAAAAATAATTAAACGAGTATTGATGGAAGAGGGAGAGGCTGAAAAGAAGCGTACTCAAGCCCGATTGGAAACGGCCTCCAATTATGCAGACGATATCTATTCAAGGGTGAAGGACAATGTACACTACGCACTATTTCAAGGGGTAGAGGGTTCAGTGGCTAATGACTCCGATACTTTCACCCTCCGTTTTGGTTATGGAGAGGACTTTGAGGGATTCATGTCTGAATCTCGTGACCCGGGAGAGAATATCGCCAAAATATTCCACTTGAGTAAGAGAAGAGCAAGGCGGTCTAAGGCTCTCCCGAGTGATATGTTCGTAAAGGGACAGGCAGGAGCCACACACTACTTCGGTAATGCTGGTTTTGAGGTAGGTTTTTCCTTCAAGAGTGCGCGAAAAATCAAACTCCCTGCTGGATTCATCAGTCCCGAGATGCCAGCAAGGCCACGATTCTTGGAGAGGGCTATGGCTAACTTAGAGGAAAGAATCGGACCCCGTATTCGTCAAGAGATTAAGATTGCGTACACAGACACCATTGGCCCCGTAATTGAGCCACAGGGCGCCGCAAAGGAGGTATCACCTTAATGGGAATCGCAACCACGACGCAGTATTGGTCTTCCCGCATGAATGGGACAGACCCAACAGACCTCCCCGGGTCATTCAATGCAGATTTCACCCTCACAGGGAGCGCCGGGTCCGCAGATGGTGACTATTGGGTGATTGATAACACCGCTCGATATTACATCACCCCCGATGCGTCAGACAACGACTATACGATGGTAACTTCTTTCACTTTCTCAGATGGCGCCGATGTTCCGACTGCTGGCACCACGCTAATGAGCCTCGACAATGGAACATACCATGTCGAAGTCCAATCGAAGGGTACCAATACACAATTAGACCTCGTGGGCGCAACAACAGTCACAACACATGATTTAGACCTCAATGTGGACGACGATTTCTCCGTCCCTATTGTTCTTAGGCTTACTTTGAGTGCAACCGGCACTGCCAACCTGTATATGCGAGAATTGATAGATGACGATGACGGAAATCAGCACTATTTGTCCGTTACGGGGGCGAGCAGTGCCTCAAAAAAGGTCCAATGGGGCAACGCAACAGGAACGGTCACTTGGGGGTCGGTTTATTACAGCAAATTCGGGGCATTTTCTCCCACAGAATTAATGACTTCGGGCTTCGCACAAGATGTTTTGGCGCAAATGGGACTTTCTATCGTAGAAAATCTCAAGAGTAGCAAACGACTATACTTGAAAACTCAAGTCGCGGACTCATCCATCATGTACGGTTACGATTTATCGTCTGATATGTTGAATCGAGTCAACCCTCCCACCATTCATGTCCTTATGGAAGGCTTGCGTTCCCCCCATTTTGAGTCATTAGGCGGTTCAAAGGTTCGGCAAGAATATGATGCTATGATTTTCGTCACTACTCGCGGTACCAATTATGAGAGTGCATATAGGGATTGTTTGAATATCGCGGGTGAAGTATTTGATGAATTGTACACCACTACGGGACTCTTAGGGACTACGGATAGTATCATCTCCTATGAAGCAGAATTGGATGTGAAATTGGATGCTGGCGATACTGTCTGTACTCACAGACTACGCATGGGGTACATGAGATTAATAGATATGCGACACCGATAGGGCTTTGAGAACCTTTAAGTGTCGCCCGATATGTGGAAAAATCATTAGGAGCGGTAGGAATGGCAACAGTGGATGACTTCTTGAACCGATATGTAGGAATTGTGAAAGAGGCTACCTACGGAACCGACCCCGGCAGTGGGTATATTTATGGCGAATGTGATGATGAATCCCTCCAACACCGATTCGACCTCTTGGTCAGAGAGGATATGAGCCGTCCTATTTCCTCCAAAGCCGTCACCGGAAAGGAGTATTCTGAGGGTGATATCAATATGGCAGTCCAAGTTGACGATTTCGTCGGTAATCTGTTGTACGCATTTTTCCCCGACGATACTCAAACCACAAGTGGCGACTATGAGATTCATACTATGGAAGAGCCTACCTCCACCTCTGATGAATGGCCTTCATGGACTATTCAAGTTGGACGAGAGCAGAAGATGCACACATACACAGGCATGATGGCAGACAGCCTCAATATCAGTGCGAATCTTGGAGAATATGTGATGCTCTCAGTTGGATTTATGGGGAAGGCAGAAGGTTCAACCGCCACTCTTGTTACACCTACCTTTGATGGTGACGCACTCAATGCCCTCTATTTCTCAGAAGCCACTGTATATTTTGCTGGTGGCGCCGCTTCTGCTACCGTGAAGTCTATCTCGTTGGATATCAGCCTTAACAGGGATATGGAAAACTCATACGCTCTTGGAAGTAGTAGTTGTGTTAGGCCCCCGCCAGCACAGCGAAGAGAAATTACAGGGTCTATTGAATTTAACGAGGTCATTTACACAGCCACAGCGAATGAGCCTACCTACGAAGAGTTGATTGCGGCTGATGGTGACGATTCAAACCCTGCCAGCACTACGGCGGCAATTCGTCTATTCTTCGCGGACCAAACAGATTCTAACACCTATCTCGATTTGAATATCTTTCATGTCTTCTTTGGGACCCCTTCTGCGAATGTGAGTGGACGGGACACCAACACCATGTCGTGTGATTTCACCGCACTATACGATGCTCAAGACGCCGGTGCAGACAAGGCTATGCAAGTGATTCTCAAAGGCAAGGAATTATCCGCCACTGCTTACAACGCATGAGGTTGAAATATGGGACACACA